TTTAAACTTGTAGTATCTGTTTGGACCAGGTGTTTTTCTTCGTATCATTTGACCACCTGCCAAATCACCCATGTGTCTAACATAGATATGAGCATACAGTTTCATTGCCTCATCTTGTATAGATTCAATGTGTTCTATATAGTCTTTTGTACTTTGTGTAATCTCTGGTGTATCTATTTCAAAAGATTTGAAATCATATAATATATGTTCAGCTCTTAATAGATTTGGTGTATCTCTGAATAGTGAGTTATGTAATCCATACTTTTCTAATACAGCATAACATTGTAATTGATTGTACAAGTATGTTGCATATAGTTTATGGTCTATTTCACCAGACATGAGTATCTTCACAAAATCCTGCCTCTCAGCATTCTTGTGGTGTTCCATTGTTAATTCTTTTATATCTAACATATTTCCTCTACATTTACATTTATATTTGTTCTAAATAAAGTATCAGTTTGTGTGACCGTTTGATGTTCAATATGAGATGAAAAAATTGCAGCTCTATTTTTTATACTATCTACTCTTGTACCATCTTTAAACTCCGTATAACCATTACTTGTTTCTAAATAAAGTATGATAGTTAAAAGATTATCACTATCTTCAATATCTTTATGAAAACCTAACTGTTTAGGTTGTTCACTAGTCTTTATAAAAAGATTTGCTTTTGCTCTACTAATACGGAACTTTTTATTTTCATCTTTAGCATATCTTTGAACAATAGTTATAGGTAATTGTGAAGCATTTATATAGAAAATCTTACCGTATTCTAAGAAAAAATGCATAAATTGAAAATCATCACCAGAATTTTTTGAGTTTCTATTTGCTACCTTATGCCATTCCCATAAAAACTCTCTACTATTTAATGTACTATGTACAAAATTAAAATCTTTTTCATTTAAATAATTATCAATTATTTTCATTATATTCTTTCAATACTACCATTATAAGCTATAGATATTCTTTCATTCGTTTTACATCTTACCATATGTTGTAACATAGAGTTAAAAATTATTAAATGTCCTGTTCTAGCTGGAAAACTATAGTATTCACTTGTATATTTATTATGTGTATCTATCATATCAATATTTTGATTATTTGTCATAGCTATTCCCGGATTTAAAAATACTATTTCTCCTTCATCAGATTGCGGATAATATACTGATGAGATTGTTGAACCGTTATGTGAGTGTGGTATTGTAATATATTTGTCATCACCTTTATTTGACCACGCTTCATTTAATTTTATTCTGTAATTATCATTATAGATAGATGAATAATATTCATTTGATTTTAATGAAACAGCATCATTTAAATTTTTAAATATAGCATTAGATAGTATATCTTTATTTTCTTTAAATTGATTTTTATTTGATATTGTTCTAACATACTCAACAATCTCTTTGTTGTTTATATTTTTCAATTCAAATATAGAAATGCCTACTGAAAATATATCTGTAATCATATGTAATTAAACCATCCTGTAATAATATATTTTTCGTGTTCTTTTGATATAATACCTTTATGTGTATGTGTCCAATCAGACGGCCACAATACGGTTAAACCTTTTTTAGCTGGCAGTTTTAAATCTTGATATAAAAACTCCGTACCACCCTCAGGCACATCATTTAAATATGTCATAAAAACTAAATGCCTATCACTATCGTGTATACCTGTTCTTTCACAATGCCACTTTTTAAATCCTCCACCCGGTTTATACCATTGAATGTTAAACTTTTGAGCGTCAAATCGTTCAACATAATTTGAATGTCTGTATCTCTTCAAGTATAAAAGTAATGTTTGTTGTAGATTGTCTAAGTAATTGTTAAGTATATTTGGTATAGGATTAACTGTATTAAAATTTAAATCAAGACTTTCTTTGACATCATCATTTGTTCTTGGTTTATCTCTTTCAAATGTCATACCTGGTGTGGCAATATTTTTATTTAAATTAAAAAACTCTACTAACTCATCACATATACTTTCATCAATAAACCAACCACCTACAAAAGATGAATACGGTATATCAAATTCTTTTAAATTTTTTTTAGTATCAAATTCTTCTAAATTTTGTTTTTCTTCTAAATTTTGCATATTAAAATCCTATCTCATAGTTTTCATAGATTTTCACCAAACGGTCTGTCACCATTTTTATCGTGGTAATAAAAATGTGTTATTGTATATCGACCATTTTTTTCATCATCATCATTATTATTCATTGTTACAGGTGTGATTTTATGATTATAGGAACATGGAAACAATATAGCTCTATTATGTTTACACTCGATTTCATCTTCAGGACCAGTAAGTATAAATTTACCACCTTCAAATTTTTTAGGTTTTTTAAAATACCATATTAGTAATGTCCAGTGAAAATTGTCGTAATGTTCATCATAATAATCTTTGTTTTCATAATAAGAAATCAATGAAGCTATATCTGTAGAAGATTTAATCATATTGTGATATGGGCCAAAATCTTTTGTACTTAATAACAATTCAGGAGATGTTGCTTTATATAAACAATTTAGTATTGCTGACTGATATCTACCATTTTGCGTGTATAAAAAATCAAGATACCAACGATAGGATTTACCTAAAGATTTTCCATTTTTAAATGCAACAGCAGTAGTTTCAGCTCTGTCAATTATATGTTTTGGTAAACTATTGTAAAATTCTAATTCTTTCCATACAGCCTTTTCTTCGGACTTAGTATACCAGTTATCAATTATCACATAAGGATATTTGTCATTATTATTGACAATATTAATTTTCCAATCTTGTTGAATTTCCATTATTTAAACCTTATGTTTTTTCAATTCTTGTTCATTTCTAAAAAATTGAGTTAGTCCTAATGCCGGTCTACAATCATAAAGAATATCATACTTTCCTTGTTTTTCATTAAAGTGAAAAAATGCTTGTGCTTGATTAATACCCTCGTATGGTTCTCTCCAATGTTCTAACTCACAACCTTTATAGATAAGAATATCGCCTGGATTTAAATTTACACTTGTTTCTTCATTACTGTTTTTAACAAACATAGGCCAGTTATAATCAGGATTTTTGTTTTTTAGATTAGAAGTATTATATCCAATACACATTGTTGCTGAGATTTCACAACTTGGTCTATCTTTATGTCTATTTAATTCTGTACCATTTGTATAAAGTCTATGATAAGAATATGTTGGTGATAATTTTAATCCAGTACATTCTTCCATTTGAGAATTTATGACAGCTAATATAGTGTCAAAAGTTAAATCGCCGTATCGACTAAAATCACCAACAGCTTGAGGGTCATCAAAATGTCCCCATACTGATTTGTCATAATCGGGGGCATTTTTATCTATAACATGTTCTATTACACTTAGTCTATAAGCTTCTAATTTTACATATTCATATAAAAAATCTGCAACTTTTTTGTCGATAACATTTTCAATTTTAACCCAATGGTTCTCTTTAAAAAATTTTGCAGCTGCACTAAGATATACTTCTTGTGTAGGAATATTCTCTACCATTTCCGTGGCTTTAATTTTATCTTCCTCAGATAAACTATCCCAATTCTCAATGTCACTTATTGTATACTGTTTCATATTATATTCCTTTGCTATATTTATATCACTTGAAAGGTGGTCCTACCGACCACAATACTAAAGAGTATCTTGTTCCTTTTGTAACAGGTGTAACTTGATGATAAGTAAATGAAGGAAAAATAATAATAGAACCTTGAGGTCTAATTTCGGTACATTCGTGATATCTTTCACCTACTGCATGAGGACCAAAATCAAACTTTAAATTACCACCTTCATATTCTCCTGGTGTATTTAAATTTATTGTCATAGATAATTTTCTAACCTTACCTACAAGTCTATTGTCTTCGGTATATGTAGGAGGATAATTATCATGTTTATCTCTTTCATGTACACCTGGAATAAATCTTTTATATGTATTAAAATGGTCGGCTAAACCATCACAATGCCATCCATAAAATTGATTTAAACCATATTTTGTAAATTGGAATTGTTCACTACAATCAAAATCATAATTCCAACCTGCTTTGAGATTAGCTTCCTTCAAGTAAGGATAAACTAAATCATATAACCATTGGTCATTAAGCCAAGACACTTCACTATCTCTAATATAAACATTATCTAACTCTTCTTTTTTTTCTTTCAGGTCATCTATTGTTTTGTCAAATTGAGCTTTGACATTTGATTTTTGTTTTTCTAAACCTTGTTTATGATTGTGGCCTCTGGTAGTCGCTTCTGTTTGTACTCCTAAAGCTTTAGCACTTTCAATTTTATTCAAACCTAAATCTATAATTTTTTGACACTCTATTGATGTGAGAGCTTGTTTAAACCAGTAATAAGAATTTTGTAGTTCCATTTTTAATTCACCTTTCTAATATTGTGGTTTGAAAACTCAGAGTGAATATAAAAACTATTTAGAGGCTTTATCTGTATCACTTATGTCACCCTTTATCTTCATAACTAATTTTGTTGCAAATTCATTAAGTTTATCTAAATCAGCACTTATTGATAATATCGGTACTTTGATTTTATGACCATCTTTTACTTTAATAGCGTGTCCATGTATGACAGGTTCCATACCATCATGTACAAATTCTTCCGATAATTTATACCATAGTGACTTCTTTAAATCTTTCTCTGGTATACTTTCAATATTAAATTTTTGTTTGATTTCTTCCTCTATAAAGGAAATAGGCACATTTGGTCTTGATTTTATGATTGATAAAATCTCATTTACTGCATCCAAATGGTCTTCGTTTATTTTGTCATAGTCAAAATTCATATCTACTTTTTTATCATATTTCAATTTCATTTATTCACTCCTTCTAATTGTATAAATACCTTTATATATTTATGATACTATTTATAAAGGTTAAATGATGAAGATTGTTGGATTGAATAAAGGCCATAACGCCAGTACAACACTATTAGATAATGGTGAAATAGTCTATCACTTAGAGAATGAAAGATTATCAAATATTAAGTATGACAAGTTTCCTTTTCTATCTACAAATCATATAAAAGATTACACCAAATATGTTGATAAAATAGGTTTATCAGCTATTAGTAAAAAAGAAGAAAACAACTTACTATTTCAACAAGTAGTACATCTCACAAAATCTATTAGAGAACACGGTTGTCAATCTTACGACCTATCATTAAAACACCACTTTCTTCATGCGACACATAGTTTCTATAATAGTGGTTTTGATAAAGCATTATGTATAATTAAAGATGGTATGGGGTCTGATTACAAGATAGATGATGACAGATTTACAACAGACACATATGGTAGAGAAAGAAGTGCTACATTTATTGCAAGTTATCCTGACAAGTTTGAAGAAATAGATAAAGAGGTGTTTGTGTCTTTTGACACCCATGGTATCATTGAAAAAAACCACATAAAAATTAGTAATCATTTTAGTGAAGGCTTGGCATTTGAAGCCACTTGTATAGCAATGGGTTTGCTTGAGCAAGAAGGTGGTAAAATTATGGGTATGTCTGCGTATGGAAAACCTAATAAAAATATACCGCCAATATATGTTAATGGCCGTATTAATACAGATTTATTTAAATTTACAGGAGATTTGCATACAAAATTTTTAGACTATAAATTTAAAGACTTTCAACATCAATGTGATTTTGCATATGCATTACAAAAAGAAACAACTCATCATGTAAAAGAATATATCTACAAAATGGTAGAAAAAACAGGTATAAAGAAAGTAGTTTTATCTGGTGGTTTCTTTTTAAACTGTGTTGCTAATTATGAATATTTAAGAGATGATTTAGACATTTACATTGAACCAGTAGCTGGTGATGGTGGTACTTCGATAGGTGTTGCAAAATATATTCATCACAAAGAAACAAAAGATATGACAAAAAGACCATTAAAATCTTTATATCTAGGACCTAAAAAAGATTATCAATTCCTTAAAGGTAAAAAAGTCACTTATGATGATGTTGCAAAACTTATAAAAGACAGAAAAATAGTTGCTATGTTTCAAGGTTGTTCAGAGGCAGGACCAAGAGCATTAGGTAATAGAAGTATATTATATGACCCTACTGACCCCAATGGTAAAGATTATGTTAATAGAGTAAAAGGTAGAGAATGGTACAGACCTTTTGCTGGGACAATATTACATGAATATCAGAATGAATACTTTGATATGAAAAATCTAAAAGAAAGTCCTTTTATGATGTATGCTGTAAATGTAAAGAGTGATAAATTGCCGGCAATTACACATGTAGATAATACATGTAGAATACAAACATTAACACACGAACAAAATCCACACTACTATAATCTAATAGAATCTTTTAGAAAATTAACAGGCACTCCTGTATTATTTAATACATCTCTCAATTTAGCGGGAGATTGTATTAATGAAACAATAGAAGACGCACTTATCAGTTTAGAAAAATCTGAAATAGATTATCTATATTTACCTGAACAACAATTATTGATTAATTAGTATCTAACGATTACGATACCTGGACCGCCAGAGCCACCTCTACCAGAGTTGTTAGCGTTTGGAACACTTTGTCCTCCGCCACCGCCGCCGGCGCCACCTCTATTAGTAGTACCTCCTTGACCACCTAAAGAAGGACCTACATCATTAACTGGGTGACCATTTGATGGAGCTCCTGCACCACCGCCACCGGATCCACCTGCAGCTCCAGAATAACTTCCCGGACCTCCGCCGCCGCCACCGCCGCCGCCGGCATATGTGACAGGTGTTGAACCATCGCCAATTGTATAACTTCTTCCGGCACCACCAGCACCTGCACTGCCACCGTTTCTATCACCGCCGGCACCGCCGGCACCACCGCCGCCTGAACCTGAATATGGTGAAGCGGTAGGAGCGCCGTTTGGATTACCACCGTTATTTCCGTAACCTGTTCCTGTTGGATGTCCACCGTCTGATGGTTGATTTGTTTCACCACCATTTGAACCATAACCGCCACCACCACCTGAACCGCCGGAGGCGCCAGTTCCACTTACACTAGAAGCATACCCACCACCGTTAGCAGTGAGTGAACCAAATACTGAATTACCACCACTTTGACCAAATGAGTTGCTATAACCGTTAGGCGCAGCTCCGCCAGCACCTACTGTAACTGAAACAGAACCACCTGGAGTAACTGGATAAGCTGGAGCATAAACTAGTCCGCCTGCGCCACCGCCACCGCCGCCGTCTGTTCCGTTTTGACCGTTAGCGCTACCGCCGCTCCCGCCAGCAGCAACAACTAAAACATCAACTGCTGTTACGCCAGAGGGTACATTGAATGTACCACTACCTGTTGATGTAAATGATTCAGATGTTGGAGCAGCTACTGTGATTGTAAACTCTCGTGTTGTAACATTAACACCGTCTGTAGCTGAAATTGTAAATGTGTTTGTTGTACCGTTAAATGTATCTGCTGTTCCAGCAATTTTACCTAAGTCACCACCTGTACCTAAAGATAGGCCTGATGGTAATGTACCTACTGAAATTGAATAAACAATTGCTGTGCCGTCTGCGTCTGTAGCAGGACCAAAAGTTTGAGTTGTTAAACCTGTAGCAGCTGCATTATATGAAGCTAAAGTACCTAAAGAACCTGCACTTGCTGAAAAAGCAGGAGAAGAACCAGCGTCTAGTGTATCAGTTGATGTTACTGCTAATCCCGAACTGTTTGTAATTTGTATAGTAAATGGTTCTTTTGCTACAGTCATAGCAGCTGTTGTTTCTGCAACTATTTCCGTTACACTATTTCTAGTAACTGTTGCTGAAGTATATTCTGTTCCGTCAGCAGCTATAAATTTAACTATTGCGCCTGTAGAAAAGTTTTCACCTGTAATTGTAATATCAAATAAAGTTGTTCCGTCTGAGGCAAATGAGGTTGGGCTTAATCCTGAAATTGAAGGTGGAGCGTCAATAGATTTCCATATAGTACCATCATAATACTCCATTAATCCTAAAGTAGTATTAAATCTAATTGTACCTTGGCCAAGAGATGTATCTCGATTGGCTGTTGTACCAACTGACAGTTTTTCACCAGTTGTACCAGTAAATTTTGTATTTTTATCTCTAAAGTCGCTATAATTTGCCATTTAATTCTCTCTTTTTCCTTATCTATTTATACTAGTTACTTGCCAAAACCCAACCATAAGTATCACCACTAAACACTAGTGTTATACCTGTGTTGTTAACATCTAACACTAAATCTGCGTCTGCGTCTTGTATCTGTTTACCGTTTCTACCTACTGTTAAATTGTAAGTTCCAAAAACCCCTGCTAAATCAACTAAGGTTACAGAATCGCCAGCTAATGGTGACGCTGGTAAAGTAACAGTAGCTGCATTACCATTTGTGTTTACAAAATATCTATCGTTTGAGGCAACTGTTAAAACAGTCGAACCATCAGAGGTAAATGTCTGCCAAGGATTACCACCACCTAAACCTGTCCAAGCACTTCCATTATAACCTTCCCAAGTTGTTAATGATGAGTTATATCTTAACGCACCTGTGAATAAATTACCGCCTGTAGGTCTTTCTGAGGTTGTTCCTGTTGGTGGAACAAATGCGCCTGTTCCCATTTTATCTCTTGTTAGATGACCTTTTACAGCTCTTTCTGTTGGAACTGCCGAGTTACTATCATTTGATAATGTTTCGTCTGTACTAAATTCGTTAATCGTTGCACCTAATTCAGCACCAATAGAACCAAGTTGTAACTGTGATAGACCTGAAAGGTCAAAGGCGTCTGCGTTTAGTGTTGCAACACCTGTTGCCTGTTCAATTCTGAACAAATCACCAATTCTAAAGTCACCATCTTGGTCAGTAGATGAGAAGTAAACACGACCACCAAGGGTTTCTGTAACTTCATCTGCTTGGTCGGGTGGTTGACTTTCAACACCTGGATAGTTACTTGTTGTAAAGTCACCTGTACCAATGTTTAGGAAGTCATGTCCAGTTAAACGAACATTTGAGAACCCTCTTGTAACAGTACCAGCTTCATTGTCTGCAATTGCTCTGCCTGTTGTAACACTTTCTGTTAATCTAATAACTGCTGTTTCATTACTTGTGTCTGTTTCTGATACCGCTGAAACTCTGTAATACTTAGAAGAATCTCCAGCGAATACAAGATTTGAACCTACTGTAATAGCGGTTGCTGAACTTAATGCTGAACCATCTACTCTAATAAGAGGTCCTTCTTGACCTGTATTTGCAGCCGAACTATCTCCAAATGAAGCGTCTAGTGTTAATTGATAAGTTGAACTATCATCTTTTGTAATTGTACAAACTTCACCTTGTGTAAAGTTACCTGTAATACTTTCAATATGTAAAAAGTCTAGTGATATGTTAACTCTTGAAATTGTAGCAGTTGCGCCTGAAGTGTCACCTACGATAGCCGCAGCTGTTGGTGTTCCTGAAGTTGAAACCGTATCTGCAACATCACTTTCTGTAGCAGCGCCAATAAATCCAGCAGTTGCATATTTTAACATCTCGCCACGAGCTGTAACTGAAACAGCTGTTTCTGAAGCTAATGTACTATCTGCAACAGCACCTTGTTCTCCGTAAGCAGATGAACAGTTTAGACCTCTAATGAAACCACCTGATTCTGCATGAAAAGAAATTCCATTGTAATAAGTAAAGACTGAAACCATCTCACCACGACCACCGCCTAATGCATGAACACCTTTACCGTCTGAGTTAATCTGAGTAAAGTCATTTGCAAGAATTGATTTGTTTCCACCTAAATGTAATAGTCCGTCAATTTGAATACCTGTTGCATTTGCATTAAAAGACGAACAGTTTTGAATATAAGGCGAAGCAGTTGTAATAGAACCACTAGGGTCTAATGAAACAACAGCAGCTTTACCAGTTGCACCAGCGCCTGGTGTTCCTGTTAAACCTTTCATTGACATTTGAACAATGTTTGTTTGGTTATTAACCAAGAACATATTAGAAGCGTTATTGTCTTCTAATGAAGCTACTGTAACAGTTAATGTTCCTGTACCACCACAAACAATATCAGATGTTGACATAGTTACTGTATTTCCTACAACAAATCCAAAACCGCCGTGATAAACACTTATCGCCGTAACTGCGTCACTAACTAGTGTAATATTAAACACAGCACCATCACCTGAACCTGAAGCTGTTGTTGCATGAATATATCTATATGTGCCGTCTGTTGAACCAGAAAATGTATTTGCGTGTGTAATTGTTTTTATTTGATGACCTGTTCCTGTTTTAGGTCTAATTTCTGTTCCTCTTAAACTTTCACCTTGTACTGTAACACCAGCAGGAACTCTAATAGGTAAAGTTTCTCTATAAACACCGTTTTTAATGTAAACAACATCACCAATTGAAGCAGAAACTACAGTAAGGGTAATATTTGTCATACCGCCACCTTGAACTGTACTTCCATCAACGCCTATATTACCAAAAGTTATTGAGTTGCCAGCTGCATGACCCGAACCGCCGGATGTAATAATAATTGAAGGTGTAGATGAACCGTCAAGAACAACTCTGATTGTTGCGTTTATACCTGAACCATCTGTAGCTGTTTGGGCTAAATCGTATGTTCCTGGTGTACCACCGGTACCTCCAGCAATAGTATCAATATCTACAATATCACCCGAAGTTGTTTGTGATAATGCATAATAAACTGTTTTGTAAGGTAAAAATTGTGTTCCTGGATTACTATCTGAACCAGAATTTGCAACATACTTAACATTTGTTCCTTCTGGATTTGACCAACTGGGGTCTGTACCATCAGTAGTTAAAACTGAACCTACTGTTCCAATTGCTAATCTTTGAGAGGCAGCTGCCCCTTGTGTAATAATATCACCTCTTGTACTTAATACTGCACCTGTGTCACCTTGTGCAATTACTTGCCATTTGGCTGCGTCTGCGTCAGGAGATATATTGAGAACTCTATCTTGTATTGCAACATAAGTTGATGAAGTTAATCTTACAACATCACCAATATTATAAGTTGTAGAAGCGTCATAAGCCGCTCTGTAATTAAATCCTTCAAGGTTTAATGTCCAATAAGATGTATTAGTTGAACCGTCTGTATTTGCTGGGTATTGACTTGAATGATTTGCTGTACACACATAGTTATTACCACCGTATTGAACTGTATCACCAGTTTTATAAGTTGTACCATGCGAATATGCACCTAAAGCTTTGAAACCTGTTGTAAGGACATCCCAATATGAGTTATCAGTAGGAGTATTTCCTGCTGATGGTGTAGCATTTACATAAACATAAGAATACCCGCCGTAAGTAACAACATCACCATCTTGGTAAGTTGTACCACCAGCATAATTATCTTCAAATTGTAAACCCTCTCCGTAAACTTCCCAGTTTGAACCTATTGCAAAGGTACTTGCTGATGTATGTTGTAATTTACATCTATATTGGTATGCACCATATTTAGCAAGGTCATTTAATTTGTAAAAAGTAGAACCAGCCCAATCACCTTTAAAGAAAAGACCTTCGGTATGTAATCCGTATTTTGCGGCTGTTAAATCTGTATAAAAATTAGCTACAGCTGCTTGAGATGTGTGATTTTCTAAGACAACATAACAGTTTGCACCGTATTTAATAATGTCGTCTACCAAATAAGCTGTTGAAGCAGCCCAATCGCCACGCCATTTAAATTTAATTCTACCTAGTTTAAAATCTGCCATTTTCTACCTTATTAATAATACTATTTATACAAATTAAACAGCGTCCTGGTAACTAGTTGTAGCCACAGAATATGTTCCTGATTCTGATGTGCTAAAGTCGTCTGTAGTTGCTGTCTGTCCGTAACTTTTGTTTTCTCTTTTTACTAAATACCCGTCATTATCTATATAATATGTTGCGTCACCGTCTTCAAATATATACTGCCAATATTTATCTGTTGTGTTTTGTTTATTTAGTTTATCTATTTTACCTACTGCAATTTGAACACCGTTAGCCGGCGCAATTTCAAATGTGATAGTAGGAGATGAGTATGTAAAATCAATCTTCTCTTCTTTTAAAATACTGTTTACATATACTCGAATTCTATCTGCGTCTATAACTGCGGTTGTTAAATCAAATGTGGTATCTGAACCATCACCTGAAAAGTATTGAACATCATTTAATACCTCTTTAAAATCAACAAATGCACCGGATGTTGGCAATTGTTCTGTATTACTAGGAACACCGTTTGATAAATCAATACTATCTGTACTATCTTTATTTACTTTAGTATAATACAAAAGACCCTCAGTTGTTCTTCTAAGGCCATGAAAACCCTCTGAACTCTGTTGACTAATTGGTGCTACATATCCTAAAGTGGCCATTAACTAATCTCCAATATACTTGCGTATGCTTCGACATCAACAGACGAACTGTCTGGATTAGGGTCTGCATGAATTCTTAATATATCAGCTGTTTCAATATTTATAGGTTTATCTAAAACTAATGTATTGTTTGCTGGCACTTCTAAACTTTTACCAACATGAAAAAAAGTTGAACCACCATCTGTAGTAACTTGAACATTTACTTTAGCTGAATTTGTTGTACTTAAATTTGAAATATAAACAGCGTGAATAACAGCAGTCACACCTGAACCAGCTGTGTACATGTTACCTGTTGCGTCATTCAAAACGCCAACATCAAGTCCTGCATTTTTAAAACTACTAGCCATTTATATTATCCTCCGAATACGATTGAATACGCCAAAGCGTCACCGTCCATTGCTAAAGCACCTGATTGGTCAGGTAAAGTTATTGTTCTATCTGCTGTTGGTTCTGCAACATTTAAAAATGTTTCAAAAGAGTTTGCTAAATTACCTTCAAAAACTAAACTAGCACCTTGGTCTAATACAAGGTCTGTAATTGTAGTAGCGCCATTTGTCATCACATTCTGCAATGTAACTGAACCTGCACCACCAACTTCTTTTACTACGCCAGCAACTGTTTTAGTATAAAACTTACCATCCGTGACATTCATTGCCAACTCGCCGGCCGCTAATGAACCTGCTGATGGTACGGATAATGCCGTTTCACTTCTTTTTATCTGTATTACTGTTGACATTATTTACTGTGTTTTCTAATCTGTTTAATAAGTTTTTCTTTTGTAAGTCTTTTATCTAACTCGACACCAATTTTTCTGCCTAGTTTTTCTAACTCTGATTTTGTTTGTGTTCTTAAATGTTTTAAATCTGTTTTAACTTCATCTTTTAACAATAAAGGTTTTTCAAATCCAGGCATACCTGTAATCCAAAAATTAATAAATTTGTTCCATAGTTTCATTAGAATGAACCTCCGTCAACTGTTGTAATAGCCACATCGCCAGATGTAACTGTAAAATTAGAATTAGTAAATGAAGCAACACCAATGTTTGATGTACTTGCTAATTCACCTTGAATAGTAAGTGTTTGTCCTGAAGCAACTGTATTAATTCCTTCACCAGCTAAGAACTCCATAGGAGTACCTATTGTAGTTGCACCTTGTGTGGAACTTTCGTCTGTGAATACAAAGTTTTCAATTTTTGCACCGTCAATACTACCTGATAACATGGCATTTGTAATACCTAATGCTTTAACTCTTAATGCGTCTGAGTTAACTTCTATTGAACTATCATCAACTTCTACATCTAACTGATTTCCAGTTTTTGACATAGCAGCGCCGGCATTAATTTGACCTGCACCTGAGAATTGTGTAACATCTAAAGCTGTTGTACCAAATGTAGGAGCGCCTGTATGTGTGAATACATAACCGTTATCTCCGTTAGCAGTACCTTCTTCAATGAATATGAAAGAACCACCTGATAATTCTGCTGGTTGGTCTTCCGGAGTTGCTCTTGTTAATACAAAGGCAGTTGAACCGTCACCTTGTGTAGTAACAACATAGATACCGTTTTGAGCAGCTGCTGTTTGGTCTTTAACTAATATTCTATCACTAGTAGATGGAGAAACACCGTCAAGTGTAATTGCACCATTTGTTGTTGCTGTTAAAGTTGCACCAACACCTGAAGTACCATTGTCATATGTACTTGCTAAGTTAGCAGTTGTAGCCGCTCTTGCTGACGGTTTAGCGTCAAGTCCTTGAGCAACTTGGTCAACATATGCTTTGTTAGCTAATGAGTTAGTTGTATATCCTGCTCTGTCTTCGTAACCTGCTGGTACTGTAATTGTTCCTGTTCCGTGAGGAGAGAAAACGATATCAGTATTACCGGCAGTTGTTGAAACTGTCGCACCATTAATTGTAATACTATCTACTACTAATGATGTTAAACCTGCAATGTCTGTTGTAGTTGCACCTAATGTTAATGTAGATGAACCTAAAGTAGTTGTAGGATTTGCTAAGTTATCATTTGAGATAGCTGCACTACCCGATAAGTTAGAGTTTGTTAATGCTGTTGCTGTAACTGTTACTGTGTTGTCTGTTACAGTCTGAACTAAACCACCTGTACCTGCAAAGGTAAGTGTTTCAGCAGTATTGTATGTGTCTGTTCCTGTGTCACCAGCTAAATCAATAAACTGATTCACAGTTGCGAAATCTAAATTACCAGAACCATCTGTTTTTAAAAATTGTCCTGTTGAACCGTCACCATCAGGTAATACGAATGTTGTTGAAGTTGAAACATCATCTGGAGCTTTTAAACCAATAAAAGCTGTACCGTTATTTGTACCTTCGTTGAATTTTACTTGACCACCTGTTGTAAGTGAGTTACCTACAATGGCTTGGTCGATAGCTAAGTTAGCGTCTACTATAAGAGCTGAACTTCCGGTTAATGTGCCGGCAACATGGTCTAACATGTCAGTAAAATACTGACCACCAATTACTGATACATTATTTGCGTCACCGTTACCGTCAACACCACCTTCACCAATGTAAAATCTATCTCCTAGATTGGCTTGGGTTCCTTCTCCATAAGTATAAGCAATTTCACCTAATTTGAGTGTTGCTGGGGCGGTTGTACCCGAACTTCTTTTTATCTGTATTACTGTTGCCATCTAAAACTCCTAAAATGCTCCTGCGTTTAAGGTCAATGTACCTGTTGTAGTAGAAATTTCCGTTCTTGCAACAAACTTAGCGTCACTTGACCTATATTGTAATATAGCACCATCTTCTAAAGATGTTGTATCAACATCTCCCAACAATTTTAATTGAAGAGAGTTGTTAGCTGCCGCCTGAGCAGATGGTAAGGATACCGAAACTTGTTGCGGTCCTTGTGATGTATTTACATTAATCTTAGCTGTGATATCAGGCATAATTTCTCTCCGTATGTATATTTATAACAAAAAAGACTTGAATTAAATAGATACTTGTGGTCTAACTGTAATAATACCTTCAATAACTCTTGTAACATTACTACTAGAAGTCTGTGTAATCTCCAAATCATACACATATCTCTCTGCGTCCAGACCAGCTGAAACTGTAGATGTTAATGATAGTGTGACAACGCCAGTTGAGGCGTCAGCGGCTATCGTTGTGGTTATTGTTGTTCTAGTTCGAGTAGAAGAATATCCTTTGGCCATTTTAGCTTCAGCCGTATAACCTGTGAGGTTAAATGGATTATTGTTTGAGTCTTTGACGGT